GGGTTTAGGCTTTGATGACGGAACTGTGGTTACGCCAGCGGCTCTAACTACTGCCACGGGTGTCGCAGGAGGTACTTTGGGAATTGTTTCGGCAACTCCGGGTGCGGATCAAACTCGTGTGCAAAACTGGGACAACACGGGCACTAACGCGAAGCGTATTCGTCTTTTGAGCGGAAACACCGGAACGGGCGTAGGCACGTTAGTGGTGGATTATGTTCAAGCGGTCCATGCTACGGTACAGGCGTAAGTTACAAAGAGGCGGGTTCTACTTTAGAGCCTGCCAAAACTCGCACAGCTAGAGGTTTTAAAAGATGGCTTCAGACGTAAAAGCAACTCACTTAACCGCTTCAGGGTCAGTCTTTGCGGGCAGGGCGCGGATTAAAGCAATTCATTACAAATGTGGCACAAGTCCCACCCTTGTCCTCAAGAACGTTGATACTAACGGCGCGATTCAATTAACACTTACGTTTGCCGACAACACGGATGACAACATCTATATTCCGGACGAAGGAATGCTGTTTACGGGTGGGTGCTTTGCGGTCCTAACCAACGTGACTAGCGCAACCGTTTTTTACAACTGAGGCTTATATGTCTGACGAAAAGCCGATACCAAAAACAACGGGTAGAGGTGGAAACTACCGCAAGACTAAATCGGGCGCAGGCATGACCAAGAAGGGAGTGGCTGCTCACAGGAAAGCCAATCCCGGATCGAAGCTTAAAACAGCGGTTACGGGCAAGGTTAAAGCGGGAAGTAAAGACGCCAAGCGGCGCAAGTCTTTTTGTGCAAGGTCCGCGGGTCAGATGAAGAAGTTTCCAAAGGCTGCTAAAGACCCAAACAGTCGTTTGCGGCAGGCTAGAAAAAGGTGGAAGTGCTGATGGCTAAAACAGGTTTATACGACAACATACATAGAAAAAGAAAGCGCATTGCTGCCGGATCAAAAGAAACCATGCGAAAACCGGGAACAAAGGGTGCGCCCACGGCAGCAAATTTTGCCGCTGCGGCAAAGACGGCTAAACCACAACGCGCCGCCACAGGCGGAGAGATGAGGAAATCTAACATGAAGAAAAAAGGTTACGCCAAGGGTGGTGCAGCAAAGAAGATGAAAGCGGGTGGTGCCGTTAAAAAGATGAAGGCTGGCGGCGCAGTAAAACGTCGCATGGGCGGCGCTATGATGAAGAAAAAAGGCTATGCTAAAGGCGGCGCGGTTAAAAGAAAATAACCTGAATGCCGTTTTTGCAGAGCAATATCCCTCACTTTAAGTGCTGGGTTCGCCGCGAGTATACTGTAAACCATGAACGTTATCATGGTGAATTTTTACACGCTATGGCAATAGCCGTAACTACCATGCCTAACCGTTGTTTAAGCTTTCAGCTTATTTTTACGGGATGCGAGGTGGACGAAGAGGGGGGAGAGAACGTGCATGGCGGAGCTATGTGGGCCCGAATGCCTATAACGGCTTTAGTTGCAGACGAACCGTTAGAGGAATGGCCTAAACCAATGGCAGTACATGAAGCACAACCTTGGGACTGTCCCTCACATACTCACGCGGCGTATGTGTTGGAAAGAGCTTCCCCGTGTCCGTGGTTAGCCAAGATTGACGGCACTTTCTTTCCGGCAAAATACATGTTTACTGTAGATTACACCGACACGGATGTTGCAGATGATCCCGCACAGCACAAGCAGGCTCACATGTTGCAGCTTTTAAACGCGGGCGAGTGGACGGGCAATATTGTAGCTTTGCCCAACAATCGCGTTAGAGTAACGCATCCTGCATGGTTTGAGACAGGGGAAGGCGCTCCAGACTTCAAGCCCTCTCAGCATGTACATTATTCTAAATCTGATTTAGACTACACCTTAGACGTTAACCGAATATTTGATAATCTATACAACGAGGAATGACATGGCAGTTTCTAACAGCGTAGATTTTGAGCTAGATGTAGCAGAATACATTGAAGAAGCTTTTGAACGTTGTGGTTTAGAGGTTCGAACGGGCTATGACTTAAAGACCGCTAAAAGGTCTTTAAACTTAATGCTGGCTGAGTGGGCCAACCGCGGTTTAAATCAATGGACGATTTCTGAGCGCACCGTAACTATGACTCAAGGGACGGGAGAATATGCGGTACTGCCCGACGTAATTGACATTTTATCGTGTGTTATTCGCAGGGATGATACGGACTACACTCTTTTGAGATTAAACCGACAAGCGTTTCAGACTATACCTAATAAAGCCAGCGAAGGAAGACCGAATCAGTTTTTCTTAGACCGACAAGTAACTCCCAGTTTAAAGATTTGGCCTACTCCGGAAAACAGCACTGACGTTGTGTTTTATAATGCTCTTACTCGTATGAATGATGCGGATACTTACACTAATACTTTAGACATGCCCTTTCGCTTTTATCCCTGCCTAGCTGCGGGATTAGCGTATTACATTGCTATAAAGCGGGCTCCGCAGCGTGTTCAGTTATTAAAAGCTGTGTATGAAGAAGAGTTTGAACGTGCCGCAACCGAAGACAGGGATCGCGCTTCATTTAATGTTTCGCCACAAAACAGGTATTACAGGACGGGTTAATGTCTAAATTTGCTTCGGGAAAAAACTCTTACGCTATTTCAGACCGTTCTGGGCAACGTTATCGTTACCGAGATATGCGAAAAGAATGGAACGGTTTACTTGTTGGCCCTGATGAGTATGAGCCAAAGCACCCGCAATTAGGACCCTTTAGAACGGTTTCTGATCCGCAAGCCTTACAGAATGCTCGACCCCCTCAAAAGCTAGAACAGCAGCGGTCTACTCAATTCGGCTTTAATCCTGTGGGGTTGAGAGATTTTTTGGGTTTAACGGAAGACAACCTTGTGGCAAAAAGCGCCGTTGGAGAAGTAACCTTAGAAGGCGTAGTGGAAAACGTTATAAATGTGTCTTCTGATCTGGAAGGGGTGTTTGCTACTGGACAAGTTAACGATCTTGCCGACGTGGAAACCGACGTAACCACGTTTACCATGCGGGTTCAACAGGTTGGCGGACCACCTTTTGGAAGTACCTTAAATTATTTTTTGAACAACTCTCAGTCCACGCAGTTTAACATAAATATAACCAAGGGTTTGACTTATCGTTTTGACGTGTCGGATTCAACCAACCTTGGCTACAATCTTAGGTTGTGGGACGGTAGTTCTAGCTTTACTTCGGGGGTAACTAACTCTGGAACTGATGGAACTTCGGGTGCTTTTTTACAGATCACTGTTCCGCAAAGTGCGCCAAGTCAGTTGAGATACAGTTCTTCAGGAAACGTGAATGATGAACCGCTTGGCGGTAACATAAACGTACAAGGGGCCTAAGATGAGTTTTACATACGCGCAGCTAAAACAAACAATTCAAGATTATACGGAAAACTCGGAGCCTTCGTTTGTAACAAACGTGCCCGTATTTATCAGACAATCAGAAGAGCGTATTTTAAAAAGCGTTCAGCTAAGTCTGTTTCGTAAAAACGCTACGGGCGTTACCACAACATCCAATAAATTTTTAGCCATGCCCACTGATTTTTTAGCGCCTTTTTCTTTAAGTCTAGCTATTCCGACTCGAATTGAAAGAACTAGCGGCAATTTATCTACCCCTTTAGGCAGGGCAACTTCCGGCCAAGAGCCAGAAGCCACGTTGTTTGACGTTTCGGTTAACGGCAGAAAACTTGGTGACATAAACAATGATGGAAGTGTAAACGTTAATGATACAACTGCGGCTTTACAGTGGGAGAGCGGTACAGCTTCTGCGGAGATTACCGCATACATAGAAGGTGCTATGAATACCTACATGTTAGCTAATCGTGCGGCTTATGCTGCCATAGGCATTGTTTTTGCGGGTGAAGGGGACAGGTCTTTTGTTGAATTTAAAGACCCGAGTTTTTTGCAGTCATATGCCCCCTCAAGCGACACAACAGGTGTGCCAAAATACTACGCTACGTTTGACGTTAGTAACTTTTTATTGTCCCCTGCCCCCAACGACACGTACAGTGCGGAGCTTCATTACTTATACCGACCTGCAAGCTTGACTGCGGGAGCAGATGGCGGCACGACGTGGTTAAGTGAGAATGCTGAGTTGAGCTTGTTGTACGCGGCTTTAGTAGAGGCGTATATTTACATGAAAGGAGAGCCTGATATGATGGCTTTGTATGACAAACGTTTTCAGGAATCTCTTATCGGATTGAAGCTTTTGGGTGAAGCCAAAGAAACCACTCAAGACTACAGGGTGGGTCAGGTTATCAGGGAGAAGCAGTAATGTTTTCAGCCTCGACGGAACTGCCTCAAACGCCGATTGTTACGGTACACACCACCAACAATCGTGGACATACTCCGGAAGAGATGGCTTCTCTTTGTGCTGCGCAGATTGTTTCTGTGTCGGACTCGGCACCTCCCGTTATACGAGATCAGGCGCGAGAGTACCGAAACCACATTGAGTCGGTATTAGCTTTTTACATGAAAGAGGCTATTAAAAGTGACCGTACTACCGTATGTAATGCAATAAAAGATGCGGGTCACCCTGACCTAGCTAAACTTATCAGGAGGCTGTAATGGCTATTACTCAAGCGATGTGTACTTCTTTCAAGGTACAGTTGTTGAAAGGTCAACACAACTTTACCAACGGCGCTCATCAGTTTAAGTTGGCCTTGTTTACAGAGTCCGCGACGTTAGGCGCAACAACCACAAACTTTGCGGGCGGTGCGGGTGCGCCAAACCATGAGTCCAGTGGTGCGGGATACACTACAGGGGGCGCTAATTTAACCAATGTGACTCCTACGTCAAGCAGTACCACCGCGTTTACCAGCTTTAGCACACCCCTTACTTTTTCAAGTTCTACAATAACCGCGGCGGGTGCCTTGATATACAACACTCAGACTAATGGTGGCAGTAACACCACGGACTCCGTCATTGTTTTAAATTTTGGTGGAAACAAATCTTCAAACAGCGGAGATTTTAGTATTGTGTTTCCTGCCGTAAACGCCAGTGATGCAATTATTCGGATACAGTAATGCCCCTTTTGACGAATAGAGCAAAGATGACAATTACCAGTGTTGCAGGGGGCGGTACAGGGGACTTGACGTTAAATGCTGCGTCTGCGGGGTTTCAGACGTTTGCCTCTTCTGGGGTTACTAACGGCAACTCTGTAAGGTACGTTATAGAAGAAGGAAGTGATTTTGAGATAGGCGTTGGTCTTTATTTTTCTGGCGTTTTATCCCGTGGCCCCACCGAAAGCAGCAACTCAGGCTCTGCAATCACTGTAACCTCTGCGGGGACTGTTTTTATAGGTGCTACTCAAGATGATTTTGCTAAGGCAACCGCGTTGTCGTTAGTGTTTGGCAGGTAACTTATGACGTTGTATAATACTGATTTAATAATGGACGTGACAGACGCTGCCGCCTTGGAGGTTTCTGCAATAGAGTTTTTAGCGGGTCAGGGAAAAACGGAACAAGAGATACAAGATACTTTGTTTGATGGTGGAGTTTTTGAAATTGTTAACGCGCTGACCGTTTTATATAAACCCGCTGTTGTTTACAACGGAACAACGCTTCTGCGAATAGAAGTTTATAAGTATGAGGGCGAATAGATGGCTAATCCGAACATTGCAACTGCCAGCACTATCCTCGGCGTAACTCAGGGCGCTACTTTGACTACATCTTATGCTGACGTTATAACCGCTGTCCCAAGTAACACCGTGTATAAACTTAACAGTATTTCGGTTGCAAACAAATCGGCTTCCGCCGCAACGGTTGATGTTAGGATTTATACGTCTGGATCAGATGTATTTTTATTAGCTGATGGTATAAATGTTCCGGCAGCAACTACGCTGGTTGTTCTAACAAAAGACCAAGGGCTGTATATTAACGAGGCTGGAAAAGTAAATGCGTTAGCTAGTGCAAATTCGGCTCTAGACATTCTTTGCAGTTATGAATCTATAGCGTGATTTAAATGAGCATATGGCGTAAACAAGGTGGGGTTATTGGCAAGGAAAGCGGCAATGATTATCCGTCCAGCGGGTCATGGGATGTTACGGAAACTTACACGGATGCCAATATCCCCCTTATTGGCGAGATTCTTTTTACCACTGTTCAACAAAACTACAGCTTGACGCTTCCTTTAGAGATTGCCTCAACCGTATCAATAATTTGTGTTGGCGGAGGTGGGGGTGCGGGTGCTTCAACCCTATCGTTAAACGGAGTATCTGGTGGCGGAGGTGGGGGTGGAGGTCTGCACTGGATTAACAGTGTTTCAGTAACTCCGGGAGAAACGCTTACTGTAACTGTTGGTGCAGGAGGTTCTGGTGGGTCCGCCTCAGGACAAAACGACAACACGGCTGGCGGTCAGAGCAACGTAAAACGTAGCACCACCTTTTTGGCATCCGCTAATGGTGGAGGAAAGGGGTCCTACAACGTAAGCTCTAGTGCAGTTCAAGCTAGCGGAGGATTGCCCGGATCGGACCCCGCCGCTGGTAATCTCGGCGGCGGTGGCGGACAAGGCGGTAACGGACGAGGTGGACGGTCCGGTAATGGCGGATCAGGCGGCGGCGGTCAAGGCGGAGCGGGTGGCGGTGATCTCTACCTTGAAGCGTCCCATCCGGGTGATGAAACAGGGGAAGACGGTGAAGACGGTGAATCAGGCTTGATTACACTGGTGGCAAGTTAACGTTCAGCTGCGAATTCATTAAAGGCTGCTCTTTCTCTATCAAGAGCAGCCCACCCACCCAAACGAGAAGTCGTGTGTCTACTCCACCAGACTATCAATCAGATTAATCACTAAGATTGGCCGAGCTTTGAAGTCTGTTTTTACTGACGTATCGGTTGTTTCATCGTAAATCATACTGTAAACACTCAAGAACCCTTTACGTTTGCTCATCCAATACAACGGATCCGGTCGCAGCAGAATATCCTCCCGAGACAACATGATTTTTTGGTTGTGAGCGCAGGTTAGTAGTTGAACGTAATCTGTATTTTCTTTTATATCGAACAACTCGATAAGCGGGTACATGATGCCCCGCTCTTTTTTGTCATAAGGAATTGACGTCTCTTGCTGTGCAAAAGACTGGATAAACTCTTCAGGTTTGTATGTTTTAACCAATACATTGTTGTGCATTAGTTGCACTTGGAGTTCAATTTCGTTCGCTTGGCACGATAACTTAAGTTCTTCGCCAAGCTCAGCCACTTTTGTAGATTCCGGCGCGTTTGACACAAACGCATCCTGTAACAGGTACACCACTAGCGCGACAAACAACGCTAAAACAAATCCTAGTAGGGAACGATTTTTCATTATTTTTTCCATACCACATAGGTCTTTCGTATTCACCTGAAACACCAAAACATGCTCCCTCTTTTTTTAATTCATCATGATATGGTAATAATCTTTGATTTCTTGAAGTGTTATGCTGTTTATAAGGCCAGTGCATTCCATACAAGTCACCAAGTGTTTCTGTTACTCTTTCCATAATAAATTTTTTAGAAGAATGAAATTTTTGAAATCTTTTAATATC